ATTGGATGGCTGAAGACTTTGAGGTCGATGACGCAAAATATGCGCTTGAGGCTGCTGAGAGCATGGCAAAGCGTTTTAAAACGGATGTGGTCATCCTGTTTGATTTAAGGACTAAGTTTGCCGATGAGCATCAAGGGAATTATTTAGAGATTATTAAGTACGAAGAACTCTAGCCCCAAAACTCCAAGGGCGAGCCGTGGCGTCTGAAGGCTAAATGAAGTGCAAGGGGCTTGTATTCATGGGTGCCAATTTAGCCATCCACGGCATGAAATCATAGGGGAAGATTATGCGGCAGGCGGTAGTATTGGATTGGAGACCAGTAGCCTACGGTGAGATGCCAGACGTTGAGGGTACGTATTTAGTTGCCTTTAGCGATGGGACGGTAGAAAGCTGGCCGATGTCCATACAAGAGATCAACGCCGGGGAAGTAAGGACAAGCCTAATCACCGGAATGTATTGGGCGCATCCAATACCGCATCCTGACCCATAAAGTCACAATGTGACAAAAAACGTCACTTGTGGTTAAATTTTAACCAAATTAGTCAAAAGGTTAAGTACAGAGTATGCCTAGCAGAAAGGGTTCACCTAACAGAAACAAGCAATTCCTGCTCAATCGGCTCAAAGATATCTATGGGGATGACTTCGATCCCATCATTAAGATGGCTGAGCAAGCCGCAGAGATACACAAGGCAGCCGTAAAGAGCGAGGATATTGAGGATCGGAAGGATGCTGTAGTGGCCTGGGAGAAGATCGCCAAGTACACGACGCCTGCGCTAAAGGCCATTGAGGTAGACGTTACCTCGGGTGGTAATGACCTGCCTACGATCATAGAGCTTGTAGCCAAGAAGTGAAGACCGGGATAGAGCTACCACCCAAGCTGGTGGATCTCTTTGAGGGTGAGGCTCGCTACCGTTGCGCTTATGGTGGCCGGGGATCGGGTAAAACGCGGTCATTTGCAATTATGGCCGCCGTCCGCGGCTATATGTGGGGAAGAGAAGGACGCCAGGGACAAATCCTATGCGCTCGTGAGTTTATGAATAGTCTTTCTGATTCATCCTTTGAGGAGGTCAGGGGGGCCATAGAATCGCACGATTTCCTCTCGGCATACTACGAGGTAGGGGATACGTTTATTCGCTCAAAAGACCGGAACGTAGACTTTGTATTCGCGGGTCTGCGTAGGAACCTCGATTCCATTAAGTCTAAGGCCCGGATATTACTGTGTTGGGTGGATGAGGCTGAGACTGTTAGTGAGACGGCCTGGATGAAGCTAATCCCCACGATTCGTGAGGAAAACAGCGAGTGCTGGGTGACATGGAACCCAGAGTCCAAGCTATCAGCGACGCATAAGCGGTTCCGGGAGAATACGCCAGACGACGGCAAGATCATCTCTATTAACTGGGATGAGAACCCATTCTTCCCTAACGTGCTGAACCAGGCGCGATTAGAGGACTTCAACAAGCGGCCAGAGACCTACGATCATGTCTGGGAAGGGTCTTTCTTGACACATCACGAAGGCGCGTATTATTCGCTTGAGATGCGAGACGCTAACGCTGAGGGTAGGATTACGGCGGTTCCTTACGAGCGATCTTCTGGCGTTGTGACGGCATGGGACTTGGGGATAGGTGATACAACCGCGATATGGTTCGCCCAGTTTATTGGCCCAGAGGTCAGACTGATAGACCATTATGAGGCGTCTGGCGTTGGCTTGGATCATTATGTCCGGGTCTTGCAAAGCAAAGGATACGTCTACGATCAGCACATTCTTCCGCATGACGTTAGGGTCCGAGAACTAGGGACTGGCAAGTCGCGGCTTGAGACGTTACAAGGGTTAGGGCTTAACAACATTCAGATAGCGCCACAGCTTAATGTGGACGATGGAATACAGGCAGTGAGGTCAATGCTGCCGTTATGCTGGTTTGACGCTGAGAGGTGCGATCATGGTATTGAGGCGCTTAGGTCATATCACCGGGAGTATGACGATAAGAACCTGGTGTGGAAGGGTCGCCCTAGTCATGACTGGTCTAGTCACAGTGCTGATTCATTCCGATACCTTGCTGTTGGATACCGTAAGACCTCAAACTGGGGCGAGCCAATCAGAAGGAATCTCCGAGGTATAGCGTGATATAATTGGCCCTCAGTCTAAGGCTTTGTACTATGGGCATCCTTTCTACTTTATTCCGCTCAATTGATGAGTTAATTGCTCTTGGCTACCCGAGAGAAGTGGCGGCAAGAATAGCGTCTAATAAGCTGGATATGCGACCGGAAGCTGTCGCAGAGCGTCGAGAGGCGCTTTTTCCTGAGACTTTTTACTCTGGATCTACAAGCCCAGACATTTTAGAGAATGCGCCAACTAATATGGCTCCGCAGTATTTGTGGGCTTCTGAGAGTCCCGGGTTGGCTGCAAGCTACGCTGGAAGAAGGCTAAACCGAAGGCCCGACGAGGCACCTACGATATACCCTTTGGCTGTAAATACAGAGGGCTTTGATCGTGTTTTGGGTGGTGGTGCGACATGGAATACGCTTCGAAATCCGACTGTTCTGCGGGGATCGGAGCGAATCACTATGGATGACATCACCTCCAACACAGATGAGCTTCTTGGCTTTGCATATGAGTCTGGTGTGCCGGGAATCTTATTCCAAGATATTGTTGATCCGGGGCCATATCAGCAACTAATGAGACTGGGCGTCCCTAGCGCATCTGGCGGCAAGGCAAGTCAACGTGAGATTGATGAGTTCCTTCAGGAGTTAGAACGAAATCCCCCCCTTAACATGGCCGTATCAGATACCACTAGGACAAGAGCAAAGTATGGCGCTGCCTTTGACCCAGAATACACTGGCCCAAACATTTTAGGCTCTGCCGCTGGAACCGCTGGCGCTTTGGGATTATTAGCGGCTCCAGAAGAGGCTGAGGCTGGATTTATTAACCGTGGCGGCAGAACCTTGTTAGAAGCATTCCACGGCTCACCTTATCAGTTTAATCGCTTTGATATGTCCAAGATTGGCACCGGAGAGGGCGCACAGGCTTACGGGCATGGGCTTTACTTTGCGGATGATGAGAATCTTGCAAAAGCATATCGCGATACTCTGAAGATGCAGAATGACCCGAGAGAGGGCATTAACAAGATAGTCAATGATGTTGGATTGGTTGCTCAAGGCAGCCAAAGGGTAAAGAACAAGAAGACCGGCGCTATAATGACAGCCGATCCTAATAATGTTCTGCATCAAAAGATTTTAAGCGGCGAGATTGGCTCTGGAGACTATGAAATTCTTTCAGCCCCAGAAGGCTTGGCAGATTCCGTTATCGCGGCAATGAGAGACGATCCAAGGCTATCTGAGTTTGCCGATAACAAAGACATTGTTAATGATGTCGTGACTGTGATTAGGGGGCAAGAGGAAGGCGGAACAGTTAGTGATTCGGCTCTTTCTGCCTATAGGCGGATAGATCAAAAGCTGCCAGAACCAACTGGCGCTCTATACCGCACCGAGATAGACGTAGCCCCTGAGTCCCTGCTGGATTGGGACAAGCCGCTGAGTGAGCAGAGTGAGGCGGTGCAAGAGGTGTTGGGGCCGTATAAGTCTGACTTTAGCCCGTCTACCGGAGGAGCTTTAAATTTAGCTAAGGATGCTCTTGGAAAAGGGGAGCCAGAGAGACTGCTTTCAGAGAAAGGAATCAAAGGCATTAAGTACCTCGACGGCAACAGCCGTGGCGCAGGTGACGGCACCAGCAACTACGTCATCTTTGACGACAGCCTAATCAACATTGCAGACCGCTACGCTATAGCGCCGCCAATGTTTGCCCCAAGTCAGGATCGCGCTTTAGCCGCAGCCAACAAGGGCTTGCTTGACCCTTTAACGGTAGATGAGCAGCGCATTGCTACGCACAATATGGATGTTAATAAGCAAATGGCGAAGCTGGGCTTATTAGCCGATCCAATGTATGAGTATGGAAATATTATTCCAGCGAAGACCAACATAGTAACCGGCGAGACTAGCTTGGCGTTCCCAGCGATTGCTCGGGATATCATTGGCGGCCTTCTTGATTTAGCGAATACCAGAAGATCCAGGGTCTATAATCCCGCAGCACTTATGGACGTTGCATTATGAAGCCACGCAAAGGGAAAGCCCGTGTTAAAATAACGTCTTCGGGCAAGAAAGTGAGCTACGGACAAGCGGGGAAGGCTAAAGATGGTGGCCCACGAGTAAAGCCCGGCACCAGTAAAGGCGATAGTTATTGCGCTAGATCGGCGGGCCAGATGAAAAAGCACCCGAAGGCGGCGAAAGACCCAAACTCACCGTTACGGCTATCCCGTAAGCGTTGGAAGTG